TACCTCTAGACCAAGTTTGCGGGCTACTTCCATTATACAATGTGCCATAGCCTCATGTTCGTTTTTGTAGCCTCTACTACTTCGAATCTGTTCTAATAAAGCCCAGTGTGAAATGGTTAACTTTATCCAGGCTCTAGAGTTGATTTCTCCCGTTTTTCTGCCTACTTCCTGTGCTTTTTTTGTTGGTGCAGTCATCCAGTCCATTATATCACCCCCACCCCATGCGAGATACAGCAAATGATGGGGGTTGAACTGATGCGACTAGAGCAGCTAAGATATTTGGCAACATCCCTGCTGGCTGGGTTTAAGTTGTCTAAGTATTTCCAGCTATGCCTACAAGCTAAACCCCTCATCAAGAATTATTATTAAGACTAGTATTTAATTACACACACACAAATTAATTAGACGCCTACCCACCAGTTCCCCTATTTTTCCGCCCTCATAACCAATCCCATATCCCCTAGGGGCGTACTGCGCCAATTAATCCAATGGGCTTTATGATAAGTAAAATATCATCAGGTTAGTTAAGGTATTTATCAGCTTTTATGAGCTAATATTGAGGTAGTATTAAGGTAAAAACACTTAGATCTAAGCAATTTCCTTAAAATTATGTGGAAATCGAAATTTTATCAGCATCACTTGTCCTGGTGGCGAGTTTATGTGGTGGCTTATCTTGTGTTTTCATCGCTAGGGGTCGCAGTAGTATTAACAAGCATTCCCGCCAGCGTATCAAAGACTTTGAGAATGATATTAAATATTTAGCAGATAGTAAGAAAGAAGAAGCAGCCGATTATAGAAAAGAGATCTTACGGCTTAAATCCTCAATAAACCGCATTAAAGACGGACCTGCAGTTACAGATACAGACATGCAGAACTCTGGTCTAGGTGAAGTTATCATGCAGTTAATACCAAACAAGTACAGAAAGGCTGCATCATTCCTGGTTCCACAGGTAGAAGAAGCAGTTAAGAAAGATCCCGCTATAGTTGAAAGAATTTATGAAAAAATCAAATCCGCCAATAATCAACCGACCCGACCTAACCCTCAAACTCAAGAAACTGATAGCCTGTGATGCCTGCGCCGATACTATAGACGGACATCCACACGGTATTATCAGAACTGTAGACTTTCAGACTGGGTCAAATAAACTTGATCCCGTGTATAATACTACGGAAGATTGTCCAAAGTGCAAAGGTGAGAAATACATTTGGGTTTGAAAGAAGCAGAATATAGCGGGGATTTTGTGCGTTATTATTGTGGGATATGTTTAGAAGAAAATTGTATTTTTTATCCTTGTAAACATCTTGATATTTTACTTAATCATATTCATACAAAACACAAGAAAAAATATAATTAGAAATTCCACGCACTATCTGAGTTTTTACGCCTAGAAACACGCCTTTTTAGACCTGTATAAGCACGTCTTGCAGTTTTCCTCACACCGTACTTCCTAGTACTTCTCTTTCTTTTTGGTGCTTTTCTTTTAGTCTTTTTTTTGGTCCCTCTTAGTCTGCGCATTTTTGCGCCCCATGCTTTAGCTGCCTTTGAACCTTTCTTCAATTAACTGAAACACCTAATGCGGAATAGTGAGCTTTGGCTGCAGAGCTTAAACTGGGAACACTCGCCGTTGTGCCATTAGACCAGGTAATAGTCGAAGAACTGGGGGTTAATCTTCCTTGATTTGTCTCACCCTGGTTTTGCTGAACTGGACTGATTCCTGCAGCCGTTGAGACATCGCTTGAAAATACCAGATCTCTTAAGGTAAATAATGGATCAAAGAGTTTTGCGGAACCGCTACCAATTGAGGCTAAGGATGAACCAATTCCCTGCCCAATCGATGCAATACCGCCACCTGTAACATCTAATGCTGCGCCTGTGGCTAATGCCGATTTAGGTCTGATTAATGAATTTAACAAAAAAGCACCAACTAAACCGAGCGCTAAATAGCCCCCGATTTTACCAAAAACCATGTTTTTTTAATATGATAAAACTTAATAAGTCATTCTCTATTCTTAGAATAGAGAATGGCATTCAAATTAAAAACAGGTAAGACAATAAATAAAGTTTTAGCGGGTGCGGGAATTGCAACATTAGGAAGTTTGGCTTTAGGTGCAATATCACCAGGTCTGGCAGGAACCACAGCAGGGAAAGTAATTGAAGGCGCAGCAGCATACGGTGTAGGCGGTTTGGAATCGGTTGCAGGTGCAGCAGCAGCGATGTTTCTCGGCGGTTCGGTTAGATCCTTTTCGGGTGCAAACGCACTAGACAACGTACAAACGGAGAGTCTTTAAAATGGCAGTTCCCTTAATGCGCAGATATACGACAACAGGCGCAGCAATTGGCACATTTGCCTTAGCCACAGATGATATTACCCAGTTAACAGTGCAGCAATTGAATCGGGATAACGTAATTTTAGACGAAGTAACCGCATCAGTTCCAGTTGCGGGTGATTTGTATGAAGATAGAGTTTTAGTAAACGGTTTAGAAGCTGGTGTAACATTCTTTTCTGTTTCATCAGACCCCGCCTCGGCGGGTCGTGTAGTGCCAGGTCCAGTTCCTATTACAGTGGGTGCGCAGGCTGGTGGTAAACAAATAGCCTATAATTGTTCACAGACGGCGGGTGTGGCTGTTGCTTATTCATTTTTGATAAAGTACGCTAATCTTTTCTAGGTGGCTTAAATGCCACAAGTAATTCAGGGATTTCGTGTAAGTGTAAAACCTAATGATACTACTGCAGAATCCACTTATGTTTCTGATATTATCGCAGCAGGTGCAGCAGCAACAACGGTTCACTATCCTACCCAATATCGAAGTATAGCAATTTCTGTAGCAATTAAAAATCAGGATGCAACTAATCCGTGCAGTTTTTCAGTAAACGGTCAACCTATAATTAATTTGAGTGCGGGTGCAGACCAAAACATAAACGGTCAAAACATTGTATCGGTTCGAGTAACACCAGGTGCAGCGGGAACCGTTGACATCTTAGCGCAAGTAACCCCGATGTATTTGTCAACAGAACAAACGAGATTTAATTTAGCGAGGGGTTAAGATGGGCTTTTCAGGTGGCGGGTCTAACGTTTTAAAAAATCACCAACATGACGCAACCGTTGTGCAGGATGGGGGTGCCTTAGATGCAGACAATGTAACCTCAGCAAGTTTAACGCAAGGTGATGTAATTTACAGCGATGGCGCACATTTGCAAAGATTACCCATTGGAAACGCTTCTGATAAATTGGAAGTGAATCCTGGTGCTACTGCGCCACAATGGGCTGCAGGTGCAGCAGGTGGCACCTGGACCTCGATTTATGATGATTATGATTTTGCAGGCTCATTAGATACTGGGCATCAGGCGAGTTGGGGCGATTATAGATATCTCGATATTTACCTTTCTGGTCAAACAACAGTGAATAATCAAATTCAAATGAGGATTTATGATCCCGACGGAAATGAATATACACCAACCCAGTATTTTACGTACGGTAGACGTCTTGCCCCTGGACCAGACGACGATGTTTTTGGAAACGGTGCAGCCAGTCCGCCTTCCTTTGGCGCCACGGGTCAATTAGATTTAAGCGGGGGTTTTGCGCAATATGCAGAAGTTCAATGGGGTTTATTTATGAAATTACAAATGTTATCGCCTAATTCATGGGCATTTGAAAACTTAGTAACAGGTTATTATTCTTTAATGGCAAAAGAAACAATGATTCAAGGAACCTTCGCAATCGGTCGCTCAGGTGTAACGTCTACAGATAACCAATTAGTCCAGGGTTTAAAATTAATTTCTCCAAGTACAGGACAGACAGGATCTTTTTGCCAGGTTTTCGGTGCGGGAAATTCAAGTGCTTAAAAAAAAAATATGGTTAAAATTTCAGATTGCAGTTCTGAAATTTTTAACTTTTATTATTTCGCTTGTGAGATAGGTATCATACCTAAATAGCGCATTGCGTCATAGATTGTTTCATAAAGTGTATCATGCTCGGCATATTTTTTTACTTCTACTTTTATTCCACAATGACAATTGCTACAGCGCAGAATAATTTCCCTAACTATCTTCAGGTCCTTACATTTGCAAGTTGAGTTAAAGCATTTTTTTTGCATTTTTTTTAACTGAACATTTTATGCATAGTATGCTTATGGTTCCTTTAGAAAGATAGCATTTGCAGATCGCGCATTTTTGGCGGGGAATTACTTCAACGTAGCTCATCCTACCTCTAGACCAAGTTTGCGGGCTACTTCCATTATACAATGTGCCATAGCCTCATGTTCGTTTTTGTAGCCTCTACTACTTCGAATCTGTTCTAATAAAGCCCAGTGTGAAATGGTTAACTTTATCCAGGCTCTAGAGTTGAT